CGATTTGCGCAACCACACGGCGCGTGAAGTAGGTCATAGGTTCGCCCCGCCAACGTCGGTTCCGTCACCGACCTCATCGGATTCTTCACCGTAGACCCTATCCTCACGAACTGCGCCACGGATACCGAACCCGTAGCCAGCTTCGGTGTTCTCNCCGGGCGTGACGTTCTTGAGTCGCCTTCTCGGCGTTGCGATACCACTCGGTGACGGAGTTGTTGTCCTTCGCCAGCAGTGACTTCGCGTTGACTGCACCGACCTGTAGGTCCTGCGCATCAAGCTCGCCGGTTGCGACCTTGGCGAACAGGCAGGCATACCAGAACAGGGCTTCCTCTCGGTACTGATTGTCGTACCAGTCATCTTCGGCCCACTCCTGCTCGATTACTTTGCGGGTCCGAATATGACGCTTCGCAATGCTGAGAACCGACCCGAAGGCTTCATCATCCAGCGAACGCTGGCTGACGTAGCCGGTTTGGATGCGGGCTTCAGCAATGAGCGTGTCATCCGAGGAAGCCATCAGTTAGGCTCCCTTAGTTTTCGGGCTGGATTTGGGTCGCGTTCACGTGAACTGCGCGGAGCGGGTCCACGTTCTTGACGCCCCAACGCCCGAAGGCGTTGGCTCCAACGAGGTCGCCGGGCGAGTAGACAGGACCGCCGCCTTCGGTGCCGCGCCGGAGGTGGAGGGGCTTGTCCTCGTAGATTTTGACCGGCGAGCCGTTCTGCGCCTGCGTGACCCAGAACTGGTCTCCGGTCATCCACGGCGACTCAACGAGCCGCACGCCGTCGATGTTGATGTCGAGGTCTTCGAGGGCCGCCGAGCGCATCCCGGTCGCCATCGGGATGTGGTAGTTCGCGTTCCACGTCAGGTCGTTGCGAACCTTGCGCTTGAAGCCGCTCGAAACGAGGGCGATGAAGGGACCAGTGAACCCGTGGTGGGTGAGGTGGTCCTTGGCGTTCTCGATGTGTTCACGCGCCGTGAAGGCCGTGTCATCGGCGTCGTCGTTGTCGAACAGTTCGTCGGTGTCCTCGAACTTGTGGTCGTGAGTCTGCGAGAACTCGTACTCACCGTAGTCGGGAACGTCGTACCAGAGTTCCTGACCCTGCGCGTAGCCGTCTTCCAGCGCAGACATGATGAGTTCCCGCATGGTGTTATCCGCACCTTCGAGCATGGTGCGAATCTTGCGGAGAACGCGGTCTTCGGTGTGCTTCTCGATGAAGTCCTGCGACATTCCGACTGCACGCCCGTACTTCTTGTCGCGGATGAAGATTTGGTTGTCAACCGCCTCGCGGTCAACAGTGCGCGGATGCTCGCCTTCTGCCAGTTCCTCGAAGTAGACATCGGCGTCCTTCGGGTTGTCGTAGAAGGTCTGCTGGTCCACCATCTCCGCGAACAGGTCGCGGAAGGGTCGCTCTGCATCGTTGTAGATGTCGATGAGACGACGCGACTTTTCGAGAAGGTCCTCAAGGTCAACGCCGTCCTTCGTAGTGACTCGGTGTCGTGGTTGTGGTGCCATGTATGAATTGTTTCCGTGTTAGTTAATTGTTTGCCGAATTAGGCGTTGTCGTAGGCCCAGTCCACGTTCAGGATAACGCGGTCTCCCTGCGTGGTGCCGACGCCCGCATCCTCGTTCGGAGGAACGCAGACACCGAGGACCTGCACGATGTCGCCCGAAGTTGATGGGGGCGTCTGCGTGAAGCCGCCGCCAACATCGAGATACACCGGCTCACCCGGCGTGAAGCTGGTGTCGTCGTCGTTGTTGACCATCTCCACGCCACCGAAAATGAAGGTTCCTCGGTCGCCCTTGATGGTCTTGTTCTCCGCGACGAGCTGTTCTTCGAGGTCTTGAAGGAACATCCCCGAAGGGATGTCCTCCATGTCGATGACCTGCTCTTGGAAGAACACGCCAGCAACGGGAACCTCCCCGCCGCCGTTTGCCTCTGCCCCTGCGTCGGCCTCTACCAGTTGGTAGTTGCCCGAACCGTCGTCTTTGAAGCCGACGAGCGTGGCCTGCGTGTCCATCCCCTCGATTTGAGTGTCAGGAGCGCCGGTGCGGTTGATAGGGCCTTCTGCGCCAGTTCCGAGATTGAAGTCAGTCATGTATTGTTATCTCCGTGGTTACTCCGGCGTGAAGCCCGGCATCCCGTTGAGATGCTTGCGGGCGAACGCCTCATCTTCGTCCTCGTCGGTGTGAGTCGGCGAGCGACGGCCCATGTTGGAGAACTCGCCCTCGCCGTCCTCGTCGGCGGCGTCGGCGGCCTCAGCATCGGCATCCTGCTCCGCGAAGTACACGTGGTACTCGCGCACCTTGTTGAACGACGCGTCCTGAAGGTAGGCCTCAGAGACCGGCGATTCATCGAACGAGTCGAACTCGGTGATTTCGGCGACGAGTTCCGACTTCGCATCGGCGAAGTCCTGAACCTCGCCGAAAACCGCGCTGAAGTCGGCGTCGTCGCCGAGCATTTCCCGCATCGTTTCCCGCATTTCCTCGAACTCGGCGACGTTCGCGTCTTGTGCCTTCTCGAAGTTGCGAACGAGACCAACGAGGTCGTCAAATTCGCGGTCTTCGAGGTCGCCATCGTAGTTGACCTGATTGAAGTCCATTGTGTGTAGTGTGTGTTAGAAGGTTAGCGTCTCAACTTCGCCTGAGAACGCTTTGTCGCTGTCCGTCACCGAGTTCTCTGAGGCATTATCCGCGTGCGCCTCGTCATCGAACCCAAGCTTCCGGGTCTCGATTCGCCCGAACTGGGGGTTCCCTGATGGCATTTCATCAAAGGGATTGTGACCCCGGTTCAGGAGGTTCACCGCCCATCGGGTCGGGCACGTACCCGGACCACCATCGGCGGCATCTTCGGGCATCTCGCCCTCGGTTTCGCTAACCATGAAGTCGATGGCGCGGTTGGCGATGTCCAGATTCTTCTGGCTCCAACTCTCCATCGGCTGACCGATGAGCATGAGGGTTTCATCTCGCGCGTCCTCGCCGTGGTCTACAGCGGCGTCAGCGCAGGGGTGGTCGTCCCACCACTCCATCTGCTCGTCGCTCATGTTGACCAGCGAGTTCCACTGCTCGTAGACCTGTTCGAGTTCTTCGGGGTCTGGGTCCATGTCTCCATCCCCATGTCCGTCGAACTCGATGAGGGCCTCCTCTGCCGCTTCAGCGAACGCCGAAGCAACACCGCCGGAGTCATAGCCGCCGGGGAAGTTCACGGTGCTGAACTCGCGTACCTTACCATCAACGAGTTCAGGTTCACCGTTTTCATTCCGCACGGCCTTGTACTGCGTTCCGAAGCCGACCGACCCGTTCTTGATTTGGGGCGGTTCCCACGTGTAGCGGGAAATGGCCTCATCGTGTGTTGGCCCGCCGGTATTCGGCACATTGACCATCAGGGCCAGTTTCTGTGCCTGTTCGGAGAACCAGATTTGCCTCACCGAACCGATGTCGGCGAAGGTGTCCTTCGACCGATGGTCTTTGAGGTGAAGTGGTTCCTGCGAATAATCTTTATCCGCGATTTCACGCAGGAAGCTCTCGGTGATGCGAACCCCGTTACGCCGCTTGGGCGGGCCGGGTTCCATCGCCTCGAACACAACGTCAACAGACCGGATGTTGCCGTCGTCGTCTTTGTTCTGACGGACGCCGAAGTCGTTGAAGCCGGTTCCAACGTTGTCGCGGAACTCCTGAGAGTCGAAATCGAGTGACTTCGCGTCAGGATTAACCGATGAAGCCGCGAACTCCAAATCGGCGTCCAGATTGAGTGATTCGTTCATGTGTTAAATTATGCGTAACTTATCCATCGCCCAGAGGAACACCCCTGTAACGCCGGTCACGAACCCACCAAGAATTGTCTTGTTGCGCTCGACATCTTCTTCCAGTGCGTTGATGTCGTCGCTGTTTTTCTCGATTTCTTGGTCCATCGAGTTCATGCGAGCGTTCATGCTCCGAGTGCGCTCGTCAATCACCTCGATTCGGGTTCGCGTCTGGTGAACATCATCGTGGATTTCTTCGAGCTTTTCGCGCTCTGTGTCGTCTAACGGCATATCAGGTGGATTCATCCTCCGTCACGGATTGCCGGTTACGGCCATCCTCGTCCCCACCGGGATTCTGACGAGTTGTGACTTCACCACCCGCAGACTCGGCACCACCACCAGTGTCCGTTGGTGAACCACCATCGGGGTTCTGGATATTGTCGCCAGAACCGGCGAGGGCTTGCAGTAGTGCCATCTGTTCTTCGCCCGATACGTTGTCCCAGATGTCCGGTAGCTCCGAGTCGGGGTCGATGCCTGCACGACGCGCCGCGGCTTCGGGAGTCAACATCATGTTGTTCATGAGGTTGATGGCAACGTCGGCGTCCAGTCGCTCCTCAGCCGACGAGTATTCGCCGAACTCGAAGTCGGGAACGATGCCGCCGGAGTCCCCGGATTCGAGCGAATTGAACATCAGCGAGCGGAGAATCTGCTCCTCCACCTCGCTTTTCACGATGGTCTGAAGCCGCCGGATGCGGCGCTTGAATGACGGCATCGCGGCCACGGCTTCACCCTGACCGCCACCGCCGCCCTCCATGTTCATGAGGAGCGCCGGGACGCCAAGGCCGGTGATAATTCGGTCTTGGAAGTGTAGGAAAGTTTCTTCAAGCCGCATCGCACCAGCGGTGGATGAAGTTGAAGTCGTTCCTACGACATCGAAGTCAACGTCGTGGCCCGCCGCGAGCATTGAGTCCGGCTCGATGGTTTCGACCGTATCGAGCCAGTTGTCAATCTGCTTCGGAGTCCATTTGTCTTCCTCGGTGCCGAGTTGCCAGAGAATCGGCGGGTATGCCTTCGTGGCGATGAAC